TATCTATAACAGAAATATCTAATTCATCGTGAATTTGTATGTGAGGAATGATTCCTTCATTATACAAATCTAACATTGCTTTCTTAGTCATATCAGCTGCTGATCCTTGTATCAACTTGTTTAAAGCTTTGTAAGTCATAGCTCTTCTTATTCTTCCACGAGTATAAGTTCTTTCAGCTTCTTCAAAAGTCATAGGTGTATGCATACCAAATGTTGTTGGTTCCCATTTATTAAATCTACAACGACGACCTAGTAAAGTTCCAATTGATCCTGAAGTTTGTGCAAACTGAGATGTCTTATTCATTAATTCTTTTACGAATGGAACGTTTTCATGATATTGATTAAATAATACTTCAGCTTCTTCTTTTGTATTTAAACCAAGTTCAGCTTGTAGTTTTGCTTTGCCCATTCCATAAAATAATCCAAGATTAATTGTTTTAGCTTGAGATCTTGATATACCTGCCATATCTGCAACTGTTTGATGAAAATCAACTGCATTATTTTTAAATTCTTCTACAATTCTTGTAACAGATTCATCAAAACAAATCGGTTCTGTTGTTGCTGCATAATGTACAACCAGTCTTGGTTCTTGTTGAGAATAGTCAAAACAGCCCCATTTATGGCCAATTTCTGGTAAAAATAATGACCTAATCATAGGTCCTAGCTCCTTGTTTCTCGCTGGGATTTGCTGGAGATTAGGATTAGCGTATGAGAATCTACCGGTAACTGTTCCTCCTTGATCAGATCTTATTGGATTGATGTCTGCATGAATTCTTCCGTTGTGTGTAAATTTTAAAATTGTATCTATAAAAGTTGTATGAGCTTTATTTATTTCTCTTGCCTTTGCAATCATTTGAACTATAGGGTGTTTATGTTCTTGTAAAAAATTTTTTGTAAAGGAAGGTGCTTGTGATTTATCAGTTCTTTCATAATGTAGGCCAAGCTTATCAAAAACTGTTGCAATGCTTCTTGCTGCCCAAATCTGTGGCTCTATCCCTGTTTCTTGTTTTACTTTTAATAACAATTCATGCTCTTGTTTTGTTAGCTGTTGTTTCAACAATTGTGCTTTTTCTATATCAACTCTTACTCCTTTAAATTTCATATCAGTCAAACATGGAAATAATTGTGTTTCTAAATCAAATACATTTTGTAAATTTTGTTTTTGTATTTCACGAGATAAAACTTTAAATAACTCTAACGTTAACTGTGCATCTTTTTCTGCATAATTACCTACATACATTGCAGGAAGTTTATACATTTCAGATTTAGGATCTATTCCCCATGATTGTGCAGCTTCTGTTAAAGCTTTTTCATCTTTAACTTCACCAAGATATTCAAATGAAATACTATTAAGTGTGTAAGCTAATCTATTTTCATCAATTAAAGATGCCATCACCATAGTATCTACAATGTGTCCATTGATTTGTATTCCCGCTGCTCGTATCCAGCATACGTCATACATTGCATTGTGAAATATTTTTACAGCATCAGTTGCGCAAACTTTTTTAAACCAATCTAAAACTTTTTCTTTTTCAATATTTCCACCACCTTCGTGTGCAATTGGATAATATGCTGACCATCCATCAACAGCAACTGCAATACCAACAATGTTACCATTACCAATAATTGCACCTGATCCTCTTGATTTAAGATCTGGATCTTTAGTTTCCAAATCAATTGCAATATATTTATATCCTTTTAAATCAGGAAAATTTTCTGGACAAATCCATTCTTTCTGAGCTTCAAACATTTATATTAATACCATAATTAAAAAACAATATATACATAAGACTGTAAACAATCCTAAATCAAATACTAACATTCTTTTACCTCTCATCCTTATAGTCTCTTTCTATAATCATTTGTATGTAGTGAATTGCTTTTAGCAAGTCCTCTTTCTTTCCTTTATCCTGGTGCCTGCAAATATATTTTATTGCATTACCTTCTGCAAATAATATCTTATTTTCATTTATAAATCTAGAAGGCTGTATCTTATATTTCTTATAATGTTTTCCTCCAACTTGTTTCCAAAATACTGAGTTTGTCATAGTATAGGTTCTCCTGGTATATAGTTATAAAAATCATCTACATCTGATTGCATGATATAAAGATTTTCTTTTGCACGTGTTACACCCACAAAAAACAATCTGTGTTCAGGATCAGGTTTTTTTAATGCAGCGTCATATATAATCTTTTCCATCCCTGTAAATAAGACTACATTTTCGCATTCTTCACCTTTGACACCATGTATTGTGGATATTTTAATTCTTGCAGGTTTAAATAAATCATCACCATTTTCTAATAATGATTTCATGTATAATTTTGAATCTTGTCTTATTTGTAATTGTTCCCAGCTTCCCGTCACTCGCAACCCGTGATTCATCATAAGATCATCAAGATCTACATAATCTACAACATCTAAAGATTTACCTGTTGAAAAGTTTTCTTTAATTAAACCTGCTTTGACTGTCAGATATTTATAAATTTTTTTAGCTTCTTCAGCTCCAACGGTAGCACCTTGATTTAATCTTACCCAAACTCTGTAAGCTTCTAGTAGTTTATTTGGCAATAAGTCATTGATTTTACTATCAAATCTAAGGTTTAAAGATATTAAATATTCTTTAATTGGATCTAACATTTCATTAGTTCGAGCTATAATCATCCATTCATTTTTACTAAAATCTAAATTTTCTATTGATTCATTTTGATATACCTTTCCTTCTGCATCTCTTGGTAGCCATGCTTTAATCATTCTATTTTCTATGTTGTCTAATATGCTTAGTGCCACTTTATGAACAGCCCTTGGAACTCTTCTTGATTCTATTCTAGGATCCATTTCACCTTTTAAGTTTATAAATATATTTTCATCAGCGCCTTGAAATGTATAAATAGTTTGATCGTCGTCCCCTGCAATGTATGATCGTTCACATTTTGATTCAATGTAATTGAACATATCCCATTGCAGAGGATTCAGATCCTGCGCTTCATCAAGAAAGACAGCGTCGAGAGAGGGACACTTATCTTTCTCAATAAACTGTTTAATCATATCAGAGAATTCAATCATATTTGTTTGTTCTTTGTATGATTTTAAGTCTGCTTCAATTTGCTCTGTTAAATATATTTCAACAGAGTATTGTTTATCTAACTCATGAGCTGCATCAAGTATTGAAAGTTTTTTAGCTCTTGCATACTCAATAATTTTCATATGATCATTTTTATATTGAGGAAATCCAAATTCATTAGTTTCATAATCAAAACTTAAATCTTTACATATTTGTGAAAAATTTTTAAATGCATTCCATTTATCTTTTATTAATAATTGTAAATTAGTATCTATATTTAATTGTCTGGTTCCTAATGTGTGCATAGTAGATACATATGGAAAATCTTTTTTAATATCTAATCTTGGAAAAACTAGTTGAATTCTTTTTTTAGATTCTACATCTGCAGCATTACTAAAAGTAATATATGCAATTTTTTTAGTAGAAGTTTTATATTCTTCAATTTCTTTTACTAAATATTTATTTATCAAATGATATGTTTTACCGGTTCCTGGAGGTCCTGGTATTATTATTCTTTTCATTTAAATGCAGGATCTTTCATTTTGTTAATTCTAATATCAGGTTTATTAGGTTTTTCTAATTTCTTATTTGACATCACTATTACTCTTGTGGTGCTTTTTTCAATTCTTATGTGTTTTTCTTCAGCATCAAATAAAGTTTTTAACAATGTAAATGTTTTTTCTCTATTTCTTGACCAAACTTTTGTTTTTTTTACATGAGACCAAAAAGCATTCCATTTTATATAAGTATTATCATCTACGTAAGGAACGCCTTTTACAACATCCTCTAATGATTTACCATTAGATTTGTAAATATAATTATGAACTATATCTTTTATTTCAGTTTCAAGTTTTAATGAATCTGGAGCTTCTAATTCTTCTAATTTTAAAAATAGTTTAGCTAATTGTTTTCTCCATATTATTTTTCCAATAGGAAGTAAGGGTAAGGATATTTGATTCATACATGCTACAGAAAGTTTTTCATAATCATGTAAAGTGACATCATCTAATTCAACAGTTTTGCCATCTATAGTTAAAAAATATATTGGAGGATCAGATAAATACTTACTTAAACCAGTTATTTCAGGACCAGGAATATCTTCTCCAACACCAAATTCTTTTTTAGAACATGTTTTAGCATTACAGAAATCAACTATTGGAGCATCCTTACATTTATATTTGTAATCATGCTTACCAACGGAAGCTATTTTTTTTAAAATTATTTCATGACTTAGTGGAGGACGCATATACTTTTGATTATAAGTTTGCATCTTATCTTGCCATGCATCAGGATATCTTTTCTTTAGATAAACACCGATATTGTACATCATGTTATCTCTATTACCTTCTGGTATCCCATCTTTTAATAATGTTAAAAGACATGGAGGAGCCCCTTTTAAAAATTCATCTTCTGTGCTTTCTTCATTAACTTTTAAATTAAGTAATTCTTTTTCTGTTATAGAATGTTCATCATATAATTTAAAAAAGTTTTCTAACTTTACTGGTTCTCCATTATCATCAAATGCATATCGAACTGATTTGTTACTACCATGATATGGGACATTTAAAAAACTTCCAATGTCTCCTCTATCTGCTCTAATGTAATCTTGTTTTGGAAATATTTCTGTTTTTGCATATCCTAAAGCGCCTGCAATCTTTTTTAATCTTTCTCTCATTAAACTTGCTGGAACAAATTCTTTTGTAAATAAAAATACGTGCGCACCTCCAGATTTAGATCTAAATAATATTAATGGAAATCTTTTATCTCTAATTTTTTTAATGAAACTTTTGTGATCAAATGGATAAGTATCAATGTCAATACAACCCCATTTACATTTATTATCTTCTCTTATTGGAACTATTCCTAAAGCAGGTTCTTCACCTTTTAAATGTTTATTCCAAAGTAAATCAGTTACATTTTCTTTTTTAGTAAAAGACTTTGCTTCATGTTTACCATTTTCAGATAATTCATCTGTAACTTTTGTTTGTCCATATGCTGTTTCCAGGCCAGCAAATACCTCTTTGAATCTCTCTAACATATAACTCTCTCACGTATTGGGGTGATATTTCTATCACCCCATTTAGTATTTACTTATTATTTGCTAAACTTTGATAGAACTGCTTTGCTCTTTCATAGATAGCTGAATCAGTCACAGGACCAACTTTAACTATGTTGTATCCATACCATTGATTTCCTTTTCCAGAATTCAATACGGTATTTATTTTGTAGATATGACTGAATGATGGTGGAGTATATGGACCATTTTTACCATCCATAGTTA